GCTATTATAATGGGTAAGATAGCAGAGATGCAAGCTAATGAAGATAGTTCTTTAAAAAGGATAATTGAAATAGAAGGGGTTGAGTATGGGTTTCATCCTGATTTAGATAGTATTACATTAGGTGAGTATGCTGATATTGAGAGCTTTATCAAGAATGGAGCAGAGAAACACATGCCAGAAATAATGGCAGTTCTTTATAGGAAAGTTACAGAAAAAACTGATAGTGGAATTTATACTATTGAAAAGTATGGAGGGGATTTGACTATACGAGCCGAGCAGATGAAAAAGATGTCGGCAGAACAGGTACAAAGTGCTTTACGGTTTTTTTTTGTTTTAGGGACAGAATTGTTGAAGATTTTGCCATCATATTTGATTTCAGTGCTGAAGGAAATGAAGGAGCAGTTGCCTCAGAATCCTTCGGAGAAAAATGGGGATGGTACGGGGTCATCCATAGGCTCTGTGGGGAGCAAATTGTAAACCTAGAAAGAATTACAAGTTTAGGACTTTTGGAGTGCTTGACTTGGCTAAGTTATGAAACGGATTTAAATTTACAAAGTAAAGTAAAAAGAGATTATGATACAAAATAAGACATACAATAACGTCATAGACACCCTCAAAGAATTGGGCGTGCAGCATGAACAGATACAAACAACAACAACAGGAGATATATTTGATATTGATTTAAACGCTACTTTGTTTCCTTTGTTTCATATAAACCCCGTAAATGTTTCAGCAGGACAATCTGAATTGACATACAACTTTCAGCTCTTTGTTATGGACGCTGTAGGAGAAAGGGAAAATTGGACAGAAGCTAATATCCAGTCATCTGAAAGA